AGTAGAAACAAGGCATTTTTTCATGAAGGACAAGCTAAATTCATTATTTTTGCCGTCTGAGTTCTTCAATGGTGGAACAGATCTTCATGATCTCAGAGAACTCTTCCTTCTTAATCCGTCCAGACTCGAAGTCAATTCTGGCATCAATCCGGGCCCTAGACACCATGGCCTCCACCATGCTAGAAATTCCAATCGGTCTCCTATATGAACTACTAGGGAAAAATTTCTCGAACAAGTTGCAGCACTTTTGGTACATCTGTTCATCCTCAAGAATTCCCCTTTGGCTAGTGTTTAGAATAGAGCGGTTCCTCTTGGGATTCCAGGAGTGTGTAGTTGCAACGGCATCATATTCCATACTTTTGGCTGGACCGTGGGCTGGCATCACTACAGCATTGTTTACAGACTCAATTTCTTTATGGCTGACAAAGGGATTCAGGGGGTTACAAAGTCTTCCCCGATAATTCTCATCCATTAGCTCCCACTTTAAGCAGACTTCAGGGATGTGAAGGTTCCGGATATTGTATAAGTTTGGTCCCCCATCTGATACCAATAGTCCTGCCCTTGATTGGGTTTGATCCCACAGCTTCTTTAGCTCGAATGATCTTCTCGTCTGAATTTGTGTGTCTCCTCTATGGCACCTATATGTATATCTGTAGTCTTTGATGAACAATTGGAGAGCCATCTGGGCTGTTGCTGGCCCAAGGTCATTGTTTATCATGTTGTTCTTTATCACTGTTACTCCAATACTCATATCAGCTGACTCGTTTATTCCAGACACTCCAAAACTGGGAAGCTCCATGCTAAAATTAGCCACAAATCCATATCGATAAAAAAAGCTTGTGAATTCAAATGTCCCTGTTTTATTTATATAGGACTTCTTTTTGCTCATGTTGATTCCCACTAACTTGCAGGTCCTGTAGAATCTATCCACTCCTGCTTGTATTCCCTCATGATTTGGTGCATTCACTATGAGGGCAAAATCGTCGGAGGATTGGAGCCCATCCCACCAGTATGTTGTCTTGGTGTATTTCTTTTGCCCAAGATTCAGTACCGAGACTCCTAAAACCGTACTTAGCATGTTGAACATGCCCATCATCATCCCAGGGCTCAATGATGCTGTGCCATCTATTAGAAGAGGCCTTATTTTCTCAATTTTCTTCCTTGTTGATTCATTGAAATACTTCAGGTCAATGCTTGCTAGCATTTCTGCGGGTATTTGTGTTCGGAGCTTCATTCTCTTACTCTCGAACATGTATCCTTTTCCTAGTCTTGCCATTTTGTTTGAGAACATTATTGGTGCGATGCTCAGGATGTTTCTGAACCACTCAGGTTGATTTTTTGTGATATATGTAATCATCGCCAAAAACATTCGAGGGTTTTGATTTTCATTCCACTTAGTGTTGTCCCCAGTGATTGTGAAAGAAAGCTCAGTGTCTTGTGAATTAGTCATCATTTTTCTCACAACATTTGCCAGTTTGGCCTTCTTTTCATTACCCCCAACCGGAAGTCCAGACTGTTCAAGCTTTTCGCAAATGCTTCTAGCTAAAGTTTCAACGAAGTACACGAACCCTCTAATTTGCATCCCGGGTGTTGCAATAGCCCTTCTTTTTAATTTACCTCTCTCTGCATCTTTGGTCATCGTGTTCAATGTCAAAGCTCTTATTAGATAGCCTCTCTTATTCACTCTTTGTTTTTTCTTCCCTATTGTTCTTTGTGTGACCATTTTCTTGGTCATGTTGTCTCTTACTCTCCTTTTTCTTTGAAAGTGTGTTGTTATCTCCATTTCCTCTTTATCCATTGATTCCATCACATCCTTGAGGAAATCTATTAGCCTTCCTGATTCATTGGCTGTTAGTCCATTCGATCTAAAAACTTCTATGGTGTTGGCTAATGCAGTTGCTGCCGGTTGATTTCTGTTTAATGTCCAATCATAAGTCTGGCGGCCTTGGGTTAGTTTGTCCACCCTTGTTTGTTGAACGACTTCCATTGTTTCAAGGCATGAGTTCTCAAAGATACCTGGGTGGGATTCTTCAAGGAAGGCCATAGCCTCCAGGACACAGTCTGTTTGTGCATATCCACTTGGCTCATTATCCTCAGGTAGTGGTCCATCAATTGGGTTGAGTTGGGGTGCCCCAGTTTCTGTATTTGTCGTCCACTTCCCCTTCTCTGAATATTGGTGTGTTCTGTTGACTGTGTCCATGGTGTATCCTGTTCCTGTTCCATGGCTGTATGGAGGATCTCCAGTATAAGGGAATGTGGTGCTTATGGCATTTTGCGCTGGAACCTTTAGGAACAGTAGAGTCGGATTGACATCCATTCAAATGGTTTGCCTGCTTTTGCT